CTGACGATCAATTATCTTCACTTTTACGACGTCATGGACATGCTGAAGGCTTTGCTGGCTCTAAAAATTTTCAAGCCGATTTATCAAGGCAAGACAGCAGTCATACTGCTGCAACCTCTTATGTTTTCCTTTTAGTTTTATCTGATGCTTGTATTTCACAGGAAGTTCTCGAATTTTATTTTGCCTATCGTTTACGCTATCGTTTTCTTTCTCGCGGTGCTGATGCTTTACGTGCTCATATTTCTTTCAATTTAGGTTCCGGTGATCCGTTTACTCTCTTGGTCAATGATATAATGGAACTAACCATTCTTGCTGCTTCTTACGCCTCTGTTACTTCTGCCCCTGTTATTGAAAAAGGGGATGACGTGCACGCCATAATGCAAGACCTTAGACCCTATCACTTGCGCAATCTACCATCTGTTCGCGCTTGCACTATGACTGTTGATTGGGGAGAACCCGGTTACCACGCTGGCAGATTTCATAATGGTCATAGATACTTAGTTGACCCCGTTCGCGCCTTTATGAAACATCTCACTAGACTCAACGATTCAAATGTGCCTGTTGGTGAACTCTATCGTTCTTATATTGATCGCGCTACCGATTATTCTGACTCCGAAGTTCAGTATCTCATTTCAGCTTGTCAAATTCATTATCCTTTCTTTTCTGGCTCTGCTATTGCTTCTATTATTGATTATCTACTTGCTATGCGTGATTTCAAATTTTTCAAACTAACTCAAAAAAACAAAATCCCTCCGATCAACATATTTGTTGACTCTCAACGAGGTTGTGCTGTTAATTGCGTCCGCGCTCTAAAACCCGGTAAATCTCGTTCTTTTTATAGACAATTTAGCGGCTTATCCCCGGATGCTCTTAAGACCACTCTCTCGGCGCACGGCATACATTACTCCGACGTCAGTAATGCTATTGTGCGCGATAAACCCCCTGACACTATTGTTATCGGTGATAATCATGCTACTGTTCTTGTTACAGGCTCCACTTGGAACCTTTAAAATTCAAATAACTCAAAACTTTCAAATTTACTCTTCTTTATGCAATCATGGGCGATCGTAATCCTACTGACCTTCCTCAAGCTTCTGGAAATAATGCTAATTTGGCTGTTTTACCCGGAGACCACACCCAACTCACCGCTGCAGCTGTTACTTTGTCCTGCTCCGCCTGGTTTTCGATTAAACAATCTGATGCTGGTGTCCATTACACTTTTCGCACACATCAACGTGTTGCTACTGCTCTTCAGATTTATGCTTCCGTCGTCCTCTCTTCAGTCAACTGTTTTGTCTATCAATCCCGTGTTTACCCCCCTACCGATAAGGGAACCACAGTTGGACATTACCGTTTTGGACTCGCCCCCCGTGATCTTGCCACCTCGGGGTCTGAAGGAAGCTTAGCTGGCTTTGTACCGCACTTACAATCTTATGTGCAAGGTGTCACCATCGGTACTTCCGCGACTTACAGTTATAACACAGCAAATATGCCACCTGGTTTGCAGACTGACTTTCGCGCCACTGAAACTCGCTTTTCTTATGCTGAATTTTTTCTTTTATGTACAAATCCTCTTACCACTGGTACTGCGAACGCTGTCTGTGTTCAATTAAACTTCACAGTTACCTGCTCTGGCCTTGGATTTGGAATGGTTCAATAATTTCATTTTATTATCTTATTAGTTTTAAAGTACGCAAATACCATTAAATTTGCCTCTTCGCGTT